TTTTATTTATTATATTATTATTAACAGAAACAGAATCAGATACAGTATCAGAATCAGTATCAGAATCAGTATCAGAAACAGATGTCTCCATAGGGTATGTATACCCTATGTATAGGGTATCATTTTTAATGGAATCAACCATATCATTAACATATTTTCTAAATTCATCAGATTTAATATGTTTGGCAACTCCTAAAACCCCTGTCAAGACTTTCTCTGATTTGCTCCAATTATACTTATACCAATGTAATATCAGCACTTCTTTAGTTTCTGAATCAAACTTAATAACCTTGTGTACCTTATCAAACCTTTCTAATAGTCTGATAACAGTATCTTTGTTATAACCTGTCTGCCTTGTCATTTGCGAATAACTAACCTCATAACACCCACATATATTTGTCTGTGGATTTGTTAGCAAATATATGTAGAAATACTTGTCCTCTGGCGTAAAATCATCTTCAACCTTGTTATCGGTCCAAAATGATAATTGAACATTTCTATATATTGCCATATCATTGCTCCTATTCTTCAAGTTCTGCCATTATCACTTCACTAAATCGTTAATGTTAATTCTAAATCCGTTAAATTCCTTGCCTTTACTCTTGATGTAAGCTGCTGTATCAAAGAACATCAAGTTGCCACTATTGTCGGTTGCCATACTTACACCATTTCTTGTAAGACTGCCTTTGAGTAGGTCAAGTAAAATCTGTATTTCCTGCTTTGTTTCGTCTTTCATTATTTACCTCTCCATATTTCCTCATCAAGAATATATTGCCTAATAAATCTATCTGCGTACTGTGGGTGTATCATTGACCTTGCTGTTTTTCTGTCTACTCCCAATGGATTATCGCTTGTAACATATCTTTGTTTCATAACCTCAACTACCTCTAATGGTTCAAAAATAAGATTATTCTTAGGTTGTAAACCAATGAACCAATATTGCGTAGGCTTTTTATAGTAATCTCCGTTCAATGTCCTGTCTTTGTCGATGACATTGGGCTTTAAGCACCAAAAATGTGTTAAATAATGCATTCCGCTAGTGCTTAATGGATTTTCTATAATCAGCCTTAGATGTTTTCTTTGACAGACAATAACAAATTTGTTAAGTATCTCATAGAACAAACTTAACTGCCTATGTCTTTTCATTGACACCTCACATTTTTGCTCAATAGTGTAATTCTTATATTGATAAGCTGTGCAGCATAAATGCCTAGGGCTTTGGTCTGAAAAATAAGTGCAAGGAAAAAACGCAAATATCAAATCATCAGGGCCTATCTTATCAAACAAACTTGGCTTACCTTGATACCCCCCCTCTATCTCTTTAAAAAGGTCAGTAACATAGTCGGTTTCGTCAAATTCATTCTGAATATCATAGTCATAGGCTTCAATTCCATACTTTTTGAAAGCATTCTTGAATGTGCCTGACTGTTCAAATAAACAATGTACTATCATACTGTATCTCCTATAAAATCACTTATATCCATTTGCTCGTCCTTTTCAAATACAATCATTTCATTCTTGGCACGCTCGTAAAAGTTTCTGTCAATCTCGAATCCGTATGCACTTCTGCCAAGCTCTGCGGCGGCTCTTAGCGTGCTGCCACTGCCGCAACAAGGGTCAATAACTACATCTCCCTCGTCTGTAAAAATCTCAATCAGCTTTTTAAGGACTGCTACGGGCTTTTGTGCTGGATGAATTTTCGGTATATCTTTTCCGTCTTTCTCCCAGTTGAACCAATTAAAAATCATATGTCCTGTACCTCTGATATTCTTTCCGTTTTCATCAATCTGCAAGCCGTTTCTGAATTTCGGTAACTTATTTCTGTACAACACAAGTGCATATTCCGTAGCACCAACGATACGCATATTAGCTTTAAGTACCTGTGGACTGTAATTTTTACAGAATACAAGCGGTATGTAATTAACAAATCCGTGTTTCTTTGCGGCGGCAATCAATGTTGATAACTGTTCAAATGAACAAAATACAATCATACAAGGGCTATTACTGCTTCTGCCCCTTGCGATAGGCTTTGTGTCCTCTTTTTTCAACATCTTTGAGCAAAAATGGAAGTATTCATACAAATTAAAGTTAAAATCCGAATTAAAAGCCGCCTTTTTCGCAAGTTTGCTTTCCCCGTTCTTATTATCGCCGCCGTTGTACCACATAGGGTTACTTCCGTAGAAGTTAGTTCCTACATTGTAAGGAACATCAGCAATAATAAGCTGTGCTGGCGGTATTGCGTATTTCTTGTAATTCTGCATTGAATCACGATATATCTCGCATTTAATCTTCTTTTTATACATTTTAAATCCACCAAAAGGAAACCTCGGTTTTATGTCGCGACAACCTATTCCTTTCTTTGATTTTTAGTTAGTTGTCTTCTTTTCTCTTAAAATCTTCACAAGACACTGTTTTACTGCAAGCATAAAAATCTGCCCCAAACGGATTTCTTGTTCTCAAATAGCCAAATTTGCAAATACTGCAAAAGTCACTTCCCTCATTGCTTTTACAATCATTAGGTTTATTTTCTTTCATTTAATCAAGTTTTCTATTCATACAGTCATTATCTCTAGTAAGAATATCTATCTTGTTCACAAGACGATAATATTCTTTATTACTTAAAATCTTCATTCTGAATCACCCACTTTCTCAAAAGGAACTCCTCTTAAATGCTCATCAAGGTCTAATTCCGTTCCATCAATATTTCCATTCAGCTTGTTTTGGCAATGACACAATAGTATTTCAAGGTCGCAAATTCTACCTGCCCTATACTCACTTCTTACGAAGTCAAGAACTCTTTTTGCGCTTTCCATCCTGTACTTTACTATCTTTGAATTGTACTCAAGTCTTATATCTGCAATTTCTTTTTCATGCCGTCTAATTTCAGCTAAATCACACTTGCAAAATTCATAATCACTAATAAGTTTTTCCTTTGTATCTCGTGCGATTTCTTCTGCTGTATAGCCTTTAATTTCGCTCATTCGTTCCTACCTTCTTTCAATATATCCATAAACTTCTCATACTGCTTCTGTGATACCTTATTATTAGCCTTATCCGCTCTCAATTCGATTTTAAGGTGTTTTTCTGCGATAGAGGATAATTTCCTCGCCAAGTTCTTTTCACCTTGTTTTAGACCGTCTCTATAGCCTTTAGATGGCTTAAATTCATTTATCTTTTCTTTACCCTCTCCTTGACCACCTGCTGTTTTGTTGTATCTGCACTGATAACCTTTCTTGGTGTACTCCAAAATCCAGTACTGTTCCCATTTATCAAGCTCGTTTTCTGGGTAATGAATAAAGTTTAGTTTCCAACCATAAGGATTATCTTTGCTATAAAATCCTCTTTTCTTGATTGATAAATCTATGTGCTGATACCCTACAAGGTGTCCACACATCCTCTGCGATAGATGTAGTGCTTGCCCGATGTAAAAATAAGGAATATTGTTCTCGTCAACTCTGGTCAAAAAATAAATACCACTCTTATCATCAAGTTTTGGATTTATCTTTAGTAGCCTTTGCTTATTACTTTTCTCTATTGCCTTAGCTCTTGCTATGTTCTGATAATTCAACTGTTATCACCTGCCTTTAGCTGTTCCGCAAGCTCTTCCAGCTTAAACATATTGTCAGCAAAGATAAGCCCTGCATCTTCAACAGCCTTTGCAAAATCGTCAATAGCCTTATTTCTTACATCATCAGCTGTTACAAACTCACAGTTAAAAGTACTGCAAGTTCCTGTAGCATGATGTATACATTTATTGCAATCTCTATCCATTAATTTTACCTGCCTTTACTATCTCTATCGCCTTTTCAAGAGAAATAAGATAATTATTGCTGTTGCCGCTTCCATACAATCTTACAGAAGAGTCTGTTTTCAACTGTTCTACAACCTTATCCACATCATAGGCAGTTGGAGTTTGTGTTTCATCATTGATAATACTCTTTACGATATTCAGACCAGCATTTATGCCTTTTTGCGTATGCTCCTATCTCTCGTTCTTTCTGTTCTTTTATCAGCTCTAATAATTTATCTGCGTCAATCAATCTCATTCTTCATCGCTCCAATCTAATTTTTGACCGCAATCCCAACAAAACACTGTATTCTGCCGTTCGTTCATGTATTTTTCTAAACGTGCATTTCCACAAGTAGGGCATACATAAGCATATACTTTTTTTAATACACCTCTGTACGAATCGGTTTTTCTCGGCTTCTTTGGTATCCGCTTTTCAAGTGCCTGTATTGCAATCTCTATACTTTTGATATGTTCTCCGGTATTACCTTGTGCATAACATAAATCACAGTTGTCACATAATCTTGCATTACAATCTTCATAAATACCTTTTACTTGCATTTTTTGACATTTATGATATGCTCTTAGCTTTTCTATTGCTTCATTCTTTGTCATACTCACACCTCTTTAATTAAATGGTAATCCCTCATCAGCTACATTGTCTGGAATTGACATAAAGCTGTTTAAACTAGCATTACCGCCCATAATTCCGTTATTGTTATTGTTCTGCTGATTAGCACGACTTTCGCAAAATTCGTGTCTTTCAACAACACAATCATTAGTGTAGACTTTCTGTCCGTCCTTGTTAGTGTAGCTGCCTGTCTGCCATCTGCCCTCAACAATTATCTTAGTTCCCTGATGTAAATACTTCTCTGCAAACTCTCCATTCTTGCCAAATGCAATGCAGTTAATAAAGTCTGCTGCCTGTTCGCCCTCTTTCTTAAAAGCTCTGTCAACAGCTAATGTGTACCTTGCTACTGCCATGCTTCCGTTTACTGTCTGTGAATATCTAATCTCTGGGTCTCTAGCCAGTCTCCCACATAGGATTACACGATTCATCTAATTTTCCTCACTTTCTAATAACTCTTTATTGTCAAAGATGTTGCCGACAATTTCCATACTTTGAATATCTTCAACCGCCCAATAATACAAATCTTTTCTCCATAAGTCGTTTTTTAACCATTCAATTCGCCATTCTGATTTATCCCATATAACTTTTGCTGTTCCAACCTTGCATCTGATAATATCATTTTCATAAATCAGCTTATCATTTTCATCTTTCAAACCTGTGCATTGGCATATTGTGGATACATCAACTCTTGGGGGCATTATCTGCTGTTAAGCAAGTTCCTGTAGAATAGTTAATTTCAGTAATTATCCTGTACAACTTATCCCTATCGTCATATACTAAAGCTCCTTTCACCTATTCTCCATTATCAGTCCTCTTTGCCTTGAATAAATATCTATCTTTCATATTCTCTCCTATTCTGCTTCGATTGAAGCCATTCAAGTATTGTTGGTGCTTTTGCTCGGCAATCTTTGCAAGAAATTTCATTTCGCCCGCAACCTTTATCTGCATATCCTATAAAATCTACAAAGCAACTGCATTCCATTTTCTGCATAAACTCCGCTAACTCTTCATCAGACATGCTTCTAATTTTCTCTGCATTTGTCATATCAACGCTCCTATTCCGCTTCTGATTGAAGCCATTCCATACAACTAGCTTCTCCCTCGTATTCTTCACCGAATGTGTTCTTAAAAGTTATAAGAAACTCCGCCAACTCTTCATCCGACATATTCCTTATCCTGTCGGCATTGGTGTTTCTGCTATCACATCTGCAACAAGGCTCATTCTCTCTTGAATTGTTGTTGTGCTGGCAGTTGCAAGAAATCTTTTCTTCGCTATCGTCAAATGCTTTTAAAAACATTTCAGCAATTTCTTTCTCGTATCTACCACACATACCTTTGCAATCAATATCCGCAATAACCCTTGAAAAGAAATCTTTGAATTTGTCAACAATATAATCTCCTGTGAAATCTTTAGGTATGTCAATTACTACTTTCATTTTCTCCACCTCTCAATCATAATAAATACGTAAGCCCGATAATATAATGTAATACTTGGTCTTGCACGTATGTAATCTTATTCCACCTAGCCTTTAAAGGGTCAATAATCAGATGTGAAATGAAAATTACTGCCAACTGCCATGTCCAACCGAATACTACTAGGAATGGAACACAATACAATGCACAATGTACAAATAAGTGATACCAATTCTTTCCTTTTGTTTGTGCAATAAAATCACATTGCAGTACATAATCGCCCATTAAATGGCAAAGTATAATCAATACTATTGTTTTAATCATCTTCTCCACCTCTCAATTCCTCTTGATTATCTTCTTTTTCTTTCTTCTTGACTTCTACAAGACAATCGGCAATAGCTTCTTTAATAATCAAAGTATTGTATCTTTCAAGGCTGATTGCTATTGTTTTATCCTCATACTCTCTTGTATTTCCTAAAATATCTTTGTATTTAGCCATACAATCTCCTTTCTAAAACGAATTTAGTGTTCTCCCATGCTGCCAAAATCTTTTAATGGATATTCGTGCTTGTGGTTGCGTGCAAATGTTTTTATAAGACATTTTCCATTTGTTGTTTGAAACTCACATTCGCTACACTTAAACACAAGGTCTTTCTGCCTTTCTACCTCTTTACAGTTCATACACCAATTCTTTGTAAAAATATCAAGCCCATGTACTGCCTCTGTTGTATTATCTGAATTTCCACTTGTAAAACTAATCAAAACGGACATTCATCTCCTTTCCTTAAAACCCATTCCTTGTTGCGCTCTGCAACATCTACGTTTGCCCCACAAGCGACTTTTTTCATTTTCTCGATAAAACTATCGCTATCAGCATTTTCGCTTGATAGATGACACATTATTACGTTCTGCAAGCTATCTGAATAATTTGCCTTAACAAAATCACAAGCTGTGTCAATGGATAAGTGACCTCTGAAAACGTGATTAGCTTTGCCTGCGTTATCCCTGTCGATTAAGTCCTTGTCATAATTCACACCTAAGAGAATGTGGTTTATGTCTTTAAATCTCCACTTGACAACCTCACAATCGGTTATATAAAGCATTCTCCCCATTTCCTTGTGAGTAATCAGAAAGCCGAATATCGGGCAAGGTGTTCCGTCTGCATTGGTGTGTGTCCAATTTCCGTCTATTGTCGTTAAATCAAAAGGTTTTACTGTAAATTCGCCCATATTCATTGACATATAATCAATCTTCAAATATGGTGCATAAATTGGTATTCCCATTGACTTAAAATCTTCAACCGATAATGAATGGTCTTTGTGCCCGTGCGAAATTACAGCTCCAACAGCATTTGATATTTTCCAATCAATGCCCTTTTTGATAGTCTTTTCTGACACACCCAAATCAAGTAATAAGATTTCTCCTGTGTTGCTAATTAAGGCATATGTATTCCCTGTACTTCCTGTTGCAATACATTTAAGCTTCATCATTTCACACCTACTGTTATAACTGCCGGATTTACAGCTCCGTCTCCGTCATAGTCATACTTTTTGTTATGCCACTTTCTCAAATACTCTCCGTATTCCCAACACTGTGAAAGAATACTAACTGCACATCCGTACATAAATCCTGTTATGCCCTCTGTGTCTGCTTCACGGCTCAATCTGTCTGCGTTATCAACAAAGCACTTTATAATATCATTGCTCTTGTCAATTTCTGCTTCTAACAGTTCAGCCCACCTTTCAGCATAAGTGAAGCAAGCTCTGCTGTATCCGTCACTATTCTTGTCGTACCAATCCTTGTATTCTTTCTCTTTACCTTTAATAATTTTCATGCTCACACCTCGATTTCATCATCCTGTGGGAACTGAAAGTACTCTGTTGTAGCTTTCCGAAATTGTTCCTCGCTCAAAATACGCTGTACTTCTTCAAAACGCTTTGAACCGGCTGTGCAATGATAAAACACATTATTTTCATATACTTTTCTAAGCATTTCCATAGCCTTAATTGCTTTTGCTTTGGTAGAATATTCAGCTAACACAATGTCGCTAGTCAAGTCTTCTACTCCTGTTAAATTACGGTTTAAAAAATAAACGGTTCCTTCGAACTTCTGAATAACTACCATTTCATAAGGAACATCTATTGTTCCGTCCTGTGAAATTACTCTCATGGTCTCCAAAACCTCCCACATATTTTGCACTCATAGCCCCATCTATGATGCTTACAAATCTTAAACCAGTCGTGTCGATGCATTACTTAATCCTCCTCACTCTGCATGAATGGTGGTAATGTGCTATCTTCTGCCTGTTCTTCGGTTACTTCTGCTGCCGTGGTGTCAACTACATCTGCCTTATCTTCTATAAACTCAACAGTATTAGCATTTTCGGCAATTTCAGCCTGTGTAACCTGATATACCTCATCCATTTCAACCTGTGCCTGTCGTGCCATAGGGTCATAATTCTTAGGGTATTTCCTTGTTGCATTGTTACACATTTTTCTCTGTATCATACTCTCCGGGGTATCAAGCCAAGCACCGCTTATAAAAGGTCTTGCAAGCTCACATTCGAGCATTTCATCTACTGTCTTGCACGCTCTTAAGGCATTGAGAACTTCTTCCTTTTTCTCTTTAATTTTTGTCTTTTCTTCCGGTGTTGCATCATATCTAGTTCTTGCAACTTCTTTCCCATACTGTTTTTTAGTACCTGTAATAATTCCAAATGTAGCATTCAACATATTCTGCTTTACGTGAGATAAGAGGTTTACCTTAACACTGTCTCTATCAGCAGAAAGATACGTTACTGTTCCGTCTAACAGCTTAACAGGATATACAATTCTTACCGCCTTATCAGATAATCCGTTTTCTTCCCACTCCGGCTCTGTAACTGTAAGTCCTTTATGCTTAGGCGGTATGTACTTGTCACCCTCTTTAATTACCCAATATGGATATACCTGTTTAACATCTTTTCCATAGTTGACAAGCAAAGAATCATAGCCGCTTCCTTCAATGCCCATTTCAACTTGCTGCTGCCAAATTTCTTTTCCGTCGGCATCTTTCCCGATGTTCACATTCCGCAGCTGGAAGTAACATTCTCTCGGATATGCACTTGCGTTAAGTTTAAGGCTTGCACAACGCTTAACAATGCCCCTTAAATTACTTGTATCAAGGTTTCCCATGTTAACCTTAGGATTGCTCTTAACAAGGTTAAAAATGCTTGTCATAGCTTCCATAGCACACTCTTTTGCGTAATCGTCCATATCCATTCCAACAGCCTTATAATCGTTGATAATAAGTCCTGTCATTGTATTACTCCACTCACTTAATGAGGTGGTAAATGCTTTCTTTTCTGCAACTGCTGTATTCTCTGCCATAATTATTCCTCACTTTCTACTTCTTTAAATTCGCCATCAACTAATTTATAAAATACATCTTCTTTGATACGCTCTCCATCTACACATTCTGTTTTTACGCACTTAGGAATCCATATATAATTATCACTATCATCTGTTTTATCAGTTCTAATCCATTCAGCTAACGTTATCCAACTACCGATTTTTGCTTTTGCTATTGAATTATGGCCTGCTGCCATAACAACTGAATGTTTACCCTTGGATGTTATCTTTGCGGAATATCCACTTGAACCTATCTGTGCGGAATCTCCACTTGAACCTATCTGTGCGGAATATCCACTTGAACCTATCTGTGCGTAATCTCCACTTGAACCTATCTGTGCGGAATCTCCACTTGAACCTATCTGTGCGTAATCTCCACTACTATCAGTTTCGTTATCTTTACCAGACTCAACTCTTGTTTTTTCAATAGTAAAATCTACACAAGCCTTAATAAACCCTTTAAGCCCAAGTTTCGCGCCAATATGAAGCTTATTTGTGGCTGTTTTATCCTTTTCTTTATAAATATCTCCAATAGCTTCAACATCTGCAAAATCTGAAATGCCACCATTTTCATCAACAAGCGGATAATAATCCAGCACATCAAATGGGTTTTCACAGAAATGCATTACGCCTGCTTCGCATATTTCATTTCCGTTTTCTTCATAAGTAGCATTCTCTTTGTACTGCTTACCTCTGCATATCATTCCTTTATTAAATGCTTTATATCCTTTTACGCCCATCATCTTTCCTCACTTTTTTCAAACTCTTTTAACTGTTCCACTAACTTCTTACACTCATCTGCAACATATTCTTCGGTGCGGATAACATCATCAATCGGATATTTACTTTCAACCATTTTTGTAGTTGATACCCTTTTCTATGACTTGGAAACTTCTGCATCGCATAATCCAAATCCGACTTATCTCCTGCATGTCCGCAATCAAATCCAAACCACCACAAATCACTCTCGATTGGATAACTCGAATGCTCTCCGCCACCTGCATATGTAATGCCACCATGACACTGAAAATATGCTTCAATGCTGATTCTTTCATCTTCGTCTAGCCAAGCACCAAGCAAAGGAAGAATCCCGCTTACCTCTCTGTCTCCGACATCAGCTTTCTTGATTTCAAGGTAATCACTGTAATCCTTTCCATATAATGGATGATTCTTTGGAATGCCGACATAACCGCATCTGTGCCCGAAACTTCCGAATATGACAACGCATTTGTATCCTACGTGTTCAAATTCACGCTCTACAACATATCTATCATTCATAGTGCCTATCCCTCCATAATCTCTAATTTCTCACTATCATTCACAATCAGCATAATCAACTGGCTATCTATCATTTCGGCAACTTTCTTCTGGTTATCCGCGCTAAGGCTTTCAGAGTCATCTAAAATAATAGGCACCGATATACCGCTAATCTTCTGAATGGAGTTGCAAATATCAACTCTGCCTAAAATCCTGTTGCCCTTGTTAGACATAGTTGTTAAAATGCTTTTTCCGTCAACTGTAGGTATGCAACAGCTCTTGTAATTACCATTCTTAGCATATTCAAATAACTGCCACTTAACCAAACCGAAATGACTGTTTACTGCTTCTGTTAAGGCTTCATTTTTTGCTTTGTCTAATTCGTCAAGTAAATCAAGAATCTTCTCGGCATTGGCCTTATTCTGTTCGCTATCAATCCTTGCCTGCTTTAATTCTTCAAGTCGCTGTTCATCTGCTGCCGTATCAGACTTTGCAATCTGGCTTTCACATTCTGCTAACTGCTGCCTTAAAGCTGTTTCCTGTGCCTTTAATTCTGCCTTAATCGCTGAAATATCATTAGCTTTGTGCATAGCCTGTTCCTTTTCAGCTATCTGCTGTTCAAGTGCCTTGTATTCTTCGGTGGTTGTCACATCAATTTCCTGTGGAAGTTCTGATAACTGCTTTTCAAGGTCTGCAATGGCTGTATTCAGCATTTCAAGGCTTTCTCTATGCTGTGACAACTCTTTCTGTAAATCTTTAAGAATCTTCTTGTTTTCATCAAGTTTGCCCTTAATAATATTGCCATTGTTTGTAATAGCCTTTAATTCTTCTGCCTTGTGGCTATCAAAATCGGCTCCTAACTGTTCTTTTTTATCCTCTGGATATTCCTGCTTGCAATAAGGGCAAATAAGGCTTACTTCGTCAAATTTGCGTTCATTCTCCGCTTTCCATTTATCCCTTATATACTGTAGATTCTTGCTTATACTCTCAATGGTATTCTGCTGATACTCAATGTTCTTTTCTGCATCGGCAATAGTCTTTTCTGTCTGCCTAACAAGAAACTGCTTATCAGAAATCTTGTCCTCAATTTCTCTCCTAGTCTTAACGTTATCCTCATTAGCCTTGCGCGACATATCACTAAGTTCAAACTTCAAGTTAAGAATATCCGAACTAGCCTTGTCATATTCAGCCATCAGCTTGTCATTGTCGGTCTGCTTTGCCACACAATCATCAATCTGTACTTTAAGGCTGTTCTTCTGTAATTCAAGGTTAGATACTTCAATAGCCTGTTTAAGCTGTATATCTCTTTCCTTTTCCTTAATCTGTCCATCAAGAATAGGTAAACCCTTTGCAATTTTGGTCTTTGTAGCCTTATTCATAGCGGATAATTCCTCTGTTGTATACTTCTCTAATAAAGGAACTAACTCGGCTAATTCAGCTTCCTGCGAAGCAATATCAAGGTCTGTAACATCTCCTACAAGGCTGAATAGGTATTCTCTCATTTCTGCCGGTTTCTGATTAAGAAAAGCATTTACATTACTGCACATCTTAAATACATTCATATCAACATCAAGATATGCGTTGAAGTTCTTTAAAGTCTTAGGCACATCATTAATAAAGTACTTGTTATCGTCCTTATAACTGCTGCCATCTTTGCTGTAAGTACGTTTCTGCACTTTCTTCATAGTGATTTCTTTTCCGTCAACATCAAAAGTAAGTTCTCCGTAAGTATCCATATCATCAACAGGCTTTCCATTGACTTCTCTTCTGACATTAGGGTTGTCCTTTAAATCTCCATCACAGTTATAAAGCACCCAGTTAATAACAGCGACTATACTGGACTTTCCCACTCCGTTTCTTGCCATAATCTTTGTCAAGGTAAACAAATCAAACTCTGCGTGTGCGTAACACATAAAGTTTTCAAGTACTACCTTTTTTAAAGTTGCTCTCATAAACAATATCCTTTCCTTATTATATATTCATAACAAATATGCCATCTTTAATCTGGAAGTTGTCAACTTCCCTATCCGCATAGGCTGAATACTTAGCTTCTTCAAATGAACCGTTAAAAACTGTTCCATGCAGCGGTGTCCATATCTGGCATATCACATCTTCATCAATAGCCATACTTGCTAAATCTCTAACTGTAATATCACTACTCATCAGCTTCGCCCTCCTCTACGTAATCAATCCTGCTTACTGATACTTCATAAGCAACCCTTGTCTCAATCTCATTGTCGCTTATCTTCTTAGTGTACTCACGGCTCTGGAATCTTCCCTGGATCTGAATGTGTTCTCCAACTTCAAGTCCACCCGCAAATCTTGCATTTCTTCCCCATGCAATACATGGAATATAATCTGACTTACCATACGGTCTGTTTACTGCCACCAAGATATCTGCAATCTCTCTGCCCTTTGGAGTACATCTGTATATAGGTGGTTTGCATACGAAACCATCAAGTATAACTGTATTAATATTTTCCTCAAACGGTAGTTCAGTTACGTCCTGTGCCAGTTCAAGTTCTCTTGCGAATACAGATAAAATCAGCTTGCTCTTCACATCATCAATATGCCTGTTGAAGCTCCTTATCTGCCCTGAAACTGTGACAACCTGTCCTACTTTGATTTCTCTGATATCAACAAGTCTGTCTGATATCATTACCGGTAATGTATCCTTGTTATCGCTTGTTCTTGAACACTTGAGCATGAACACATAAAACCCCTCGCCAAGTACTTCATGCGAGTACTCTGGCTCTTTCTCAACTACTCCTACTAATGTGATATTGTTGTTATTTATTGCATTTTCCATTTCTTTCTCTCCTTACTTTAATATGTAACTTCCTATTGGTACTTTATCCATTCTTTCAATCAGATGGATTTTACAGCTGAAAGTATAGAATTTTCTAAAGTCCTTTTCCTTTATAGCCCTCTGTCTGTTTCTGTTCAGCTTAATAATTCTTTTAATACTACTCATTGTTCTCCTTACATCTGTAATACATTGTTGTAATGAATCCTTTTGTTGTCAGGCAATCGTAATTCTTCCATGCCTCAAGGCTATGATTTGCTGTCTTAATAGCATTTCTCACCGCACTTCCGATAGAATCCTTGCTTTTGCTGTATTTTTCGGCAACTTTCTTAACTGCGTCACCTATTGCTAATGCAGAATCAAGATTGCTCATAATATCAACAATGTATACATAACCCTTTCTGTTAGAGAGAATACCTAGATTGAATAATTCTTCTCTTATTCTTTTCTCCATAAACAAACTCCTTATCTGTAGCAAAAGTACATATTCTGCACTTTCTTATAAACGCCGCTACCTTGTTTAAATTCAGCTTGATACAACACATTGCTAGGTATGTCATATCCGCTTATTAATAATTCTTCTGCTATTCTCCAGCATCTTTCTGTTGGTTCTTTGTAGAATCCACTGTTTTTAAGTTCTGTACATTGATATTGTCCTGATTGATAGATAACTTCTTCAATGCTGTTAGGAAAATACTCACTTTGTACTCGGTTCAAAACAACGGCTCCTGCAAGATATAGCATTTCATCGTCGTTACATGTCGCTCCACATTCGCCCATCAGTAAATGTGCCATAAGCGACAACTCATATTCATCAACACTTATCTCTCCAGTTTCAACCTTATAATCAGCATGCGAGTTGTAGCATTCACTTAACACTGCACTCTGCTGATTAATCTTAGCTTGCGGTTGTACCGGTCTTAGAATCAACGCTATAAGGCTGATTCCTGCCAGTGTTGTGAATATGTTAATTATCTTTTCTTTCATATCTTCTCCTACATGTTTGTATCATGTACCACTTCAGCAAGTGCTATTGGCAACAAATAGGTGTCGATGAATTCGTGTACATCAGCCAAGTATTTTCTTTTAATACTCTTGTATGTCGCCACGCACCCGAATTCGCGTTTTAACTGCTTGTATATATCAGAATATACTGAACCGCGAATACCACCGTCTTTGTACGCATTGCTGTCCTTTCCGCCAAGTACTTCAATTCCTTTCTTTCTAACATGTTTCTGCACTTCTTCAATCTCACAGCCGTAAAGCGGAGTTTCTTCTTCGATACTGGTTATCTTATCTTCAACCTTATCAACTCTCTCTGTGAGTTCTGTGTTGCCCTGTGCCAATAATCTAATCTGTTCAGATGTTGTCAAAGGCTTACTGTAACTTCCTGTCTTTCTGATTGACGGAAGAACTTCTGATGTAACCCATTCTGTAAATCTCTCTGCACTTTCTTTACGGCTCTGAAAGATTGCCTTGTAAAGATTGCTCTCATTAATAAATGTGGCTTTCTGTTTTCTTCCTAAACTGTCTATGACCTCGGCAATACCGACCCCATCTTGTTTAAGTCTATTTTTCACATCTGTAACATGTGTGATTTCTAATGCCTTGCATACATCAGCCAAGCAAAACATAGGTTCATCATCTTTAGTAATGGTTCGGATTTCTCCAAACTCTGAATTGCTAAAAATCTGTAGCTCCATAAACATTCCTTTCTAAATAATGTGTGATATATTTTGACCTTTTAAGGTGCATTTGAGCAATTCTGCTCATTCCTATCTGCTGTAACTTGTAGAACTTTATATTTATTGATACAATAGAAAGGTGATGGTAGACACTTTCCAATTGGTAGGTAATTCACACTTGATACGAACAGGGCGCTATCCCTGTCAAAAAGAACTAATGATGTTTGAATAAAAGTTTGCAACTATTTACCGCTACCATCACTTTTCTATTGCATCAATATCAAAAATTCTAATCTGTTTGTACTTTGCGCTATAATCCTCTTATTCTATTAGGGATTGAAGAAATGTTCTCCATTCTTACTCCTTTCTGCTTATTATCAAAATAATAAGTCCAGTATCGTAAGTGAAAAATTTAATACCGCAAGAACAACAGCGATTATTAATGTTATCAATGCAGCATCACAAAGTCTTTCATTGTTGCCTCTTTTTACTTAATCCATTTTTCAACTGGGATTCTTGTTGCTTCTGCAATTTTTTGCACTGTAGTTAATGCTGGTAAAGAATTATTATCTTTCCATCTGCCTACAACCCCGTTGCCAAGACCGCATTTTTTTTCAAATGCGTGTATTGACAAATTATTTTCTTCGCAATAAGCAACAACATTTTGATAAAACATAGACTTCTCCTTTCTTTATTTGATAAAGATTTAGAGAAAAGTTTGACAATCTTTAGAGAAAGTTCTAATATATGAATTGTCGAGAAACATATTTTGAGAACACTTCCCTTTAAGTTTATTTTTAGGCTTTTCCCTAACCTTTAAACTTATTATATAGAGTGTTCTCTAATTTGTCAACACCTTTTTTAGGTGAAACTCTAAAAAATGGAGGAAAATGCAAATGAACACAGTAGAAAGAGTAAAAGACCTATGCAAGCAAAGGAAGATTTCAATACATAAATTAGAATTAGAATGTGGTTTTGCTAACGGATATATAGGTCAGTTGCGTAAAGGCACATTACCAGATGATAGGTTGGGGAAAATTGCTGAATATTTAGGTGTATCAGCCGAATATTTAAGAACTGGCGAAGAGGAACAGCTTATTTTGTCTGAACAAGCTGATTTGTGGATTAAAGTCAGAAATGACAAAAAATTATTACACTCGTTAAAAACATTTTTTGAGTTAAGTGACGAACAGCAAAAGTATGTTCTCGGTTTAATTAATTTATTTAAAGGAGAGTAGTAATAAATGATTGAATCGAAAGATTTTTAAGAGCCATAGTAGAGAAAAGGAATAAAAACGGCAACACTGATTATGCTGACATCGCCAATAGTCTTGGCATTGATATGGTTTCGATGTTGCGTTTATGAAAGAACTCAATCGCAAAGGTTATATCATTCAAACTCTTGAAGATGTAACTGTGACAAAACTTGGTTTACTTGCCTATGATGAACTTTAATTAAAACACTTTACGATTCAAATTGCAATGCTCTTTTACTTTTCTGTGTGTACTGCTGGTACAGTCGTTAGGTTGTGCCAGTTTTTGTTATGTCTTTTACAATTTTGAAGATGTATTCCACTACATCTTCATCATTAACCTCTTTTATCAAGCTGTAAATTTCATTTTTGCGTTCCTCCATATTCATTTTATATCCCCTCCCTTGACTACAATAATGAGGTTATTATAGAACATCTGTTCTTGCATGTCAACCTACCCCCAGTAGATTAACAGTTTTCAGCGGTGACACTGCCAACGCCAATCAAACAGTGCCACCTAGCCGAAACTTGAAGATTTCGTCCGAACTCTCTCGGACAATTATTATTATAAATACTTATAATATAAAAATCAACTTAAAGATATCGCAAGTTTTGACAGCATTCGACAAATTATGTATATTGTGATATGATTAGTTAAATTAAATTTAAGGGGGATTTGCCTATGAAAGAGAAACAAAAAATAAGTAAGTCAAGTATAGTTATTGCAATGATTTTTCTTGTTATCATTGTTGCAACACTGCTTGCTTATCTAGGAGTGTTTAATGGATATAAATGCTCTAAGAACGATAGAGAAATGATAAGCAGTGCAATTCAGATTATTGATGATTTTGAAAATGGAACTTTAAGTACAAAAGAAGCAAGCACTAAAATGGAGAATTTAACAAATTTAGCAGAAAAACAAGCTGATGATAAAACACTTTCTGCCGATTTTTCAAGCGCTGAAATATCACTTTCACTTTCAGATAATAAGCTAGTATCGTCAGATTCTCAATCTGAATGGCTTAAAAAAATAAAAGAACGCCGAGAATCATTTAAGAAAATGTTAAAAGAAAGAAAATAAAGGAGTTTGCCTATGAAAAAGAGAATTGCAAGCATTATGTTTGTTATGTGCTTATTGAGCCTTGTAGCGTGTCAGAATGGTGCTTCTAATAGTAATGTTGAAAGTACCAGTGAAATCCAGACAGAACAAGAAACATTATTGTCAAGAGACAAGAGTGTATACCCTGATGATATAACTGTTGAAATGCTCAAGCGTACACCTAATAAGTATATTGATAAAGAATTCAAGTTGACAGGCAATATTGTAGCAGAATTAAAGTATGATGGGGAAGTCGAAGATAAAGACGGAAATACGCATACTGGTGAAGAATCCAGTGAATATATTGCTTGCTATTATTTAGCTGTTGATGGCAATAATGATGATACTGTTGTTTTGACATATTATAGAGACGATTTTGATTATAATTTGCTTGTTGGTGATAATGTGACAATGTACGGAACACTTCTTGAAGGTGGTATGGAATTTAAGAAAGCAAGCGGAACCATAACAACCATTCCTGCTGTTATAGCTGTTATGATAGATTTGAATAATTAAAATATTACCGGGAGCATTGCACTCCCGGTATTTTTATTAAGGTTAGACTAATTCACAATCAGCTACATTGACCGCTGCGAATAATTCTCCGTCATGTACAAGTACAACTCTGTCTCCGTTTCTTTCGGATACTGTATATTCGTCGAACCAAGCCTTAATAGGTGTGCCGTCATAATCAGTATCGCCGACAAATCTCACTGTGCTACCCTCTTCAATGCTTTCACTGAATGGGATATCTGTAGGCGCATCATCAGAACTTGCACCGCCGACAAATTCAAGATTAGCAATATTGACAGCGGCTGTGATTGTTGTACCGATGCCTATAACAATTCTGTCTCCGTCCTCTTCAATTACATCATATTCATCATAATATGTCGCAAATCTCACGCCGTCATAATCAATGTTATCAAGAACTCTGACTTTCTTGCCGTCACCACGACTTACTGTATCTGTGTTGACATCATTGTCATTGTCATAAACGCACTTAACAAGGCTGATGTTATCCTCGTCAATAGCGGCAGTAATTACGCCATCAACACCGATAACAACTCTTCTGCCACCGGCTGATAAAACGCTGTACTCATCATAGTAAGTTCTGAATGGCTCGCCATTATCGTACTGGATAGCGTTAATAACCTTAACTGTATCGCCTTTATGATACTTAGTATCTGGCACTGGCTCATAGTCTGGCACTGTGATGTCTTCAACTACATGGTCTGTGCAATAATCAGTGTAACAATAGTTCTGGTCCACTGTCTGTCCGTTAATCTGTGTGTCTCTAAGATAATTAACACTTCCGCCAAACTGCCACATATCATAATCAACAGCGATGTTAGGGTTATTGCTAGAATACTTAGCAACCCACACAGCATAACCAGCTTCTTTTACTCTTGAAATATCTACATAATTGTTAATGCAGTTCTCATATGAGTATAAGCCGACATTCTTATATCCTGCATTTCTCATTTCATCAAAGAAAGCCATAATAATGCTTGTAAGGTCATTACCAGTAACCATGCCTGCTTCAACATCATAGAACACCGGGTAGCAGAATGATTTGCCTGCTAAAAGCTGTGCAAAGTATCTGGCTTCATTTACAGCTTCATCAGCACTTAATGCGTTGCCGAAGAAATATGCTCCCTTGTGGATTCCTGCACTTTCCAGCTTATTGTAACTGTTCTCAAACTCTCTATCTTCATATAAGCCATCATCAGCACCGCCTGCCTTGATAATAGCAAAGTCTACACCCTCATTATCCTTTGCACCTTTAAAGTCAAAATCTCCTTGCCATCTTGATGTGTCAATTCCGAATAATTTACTCATAAATTACCTCCTAAAAAATAAAAGCATGGGAATTAACCCATGCTTTCTAAAATAAATATTAATTACTGTTCTTCTGTAAGTAGCTTATCAACCTCTATCTTAAAGCTATCATAATCACTATCGCGCTCCGACTGATTACTAAGATACAGGTCCCTGTTAGTGATTGTCTGACTAATTGTTGGAGAACTAGTCTTTGGTACGCTCGCAAACATTGTCATTGCTGTTTGGTTATCTATTGTTGATGAACCACTTAAACTAGTTGTTTTCGTTATACTTAACATAAATACCACCTCTTTCTATTAGTTTTTAAATTGCTAATCCAAAACTTCCCTGTACGGAATATGTTATAGTTTTTTGCCCCTCTTTACTAGAACCGGCTATTATTCTTAACTCATGCTCTTTATTGTCATTAAAAACCCATGAAAACGAACATCCTGCGTCTATTTCTATTGCGTTTGCTGTTGTTAGCCTATGTTTATTTGCTGCAACGCATGCATTATCAATGTATATAGCACAACTTATTGTTCCATAATCATTGGTTTCATCTGTCCATATAGCAGTGCTAATTGTAAGAAGTCCATTTCTACTTATTTTCCATGTTTTATTAAAAGATTCTAAAGAACTAGAGCTTGTTGTTATTCTTTGATTAATTGATCCTATTGCTGGAATATCATACATTCCATTTATTGTAAGCCCTTTGCTCGACAAGCTTACAAGGTTAGAAGTTTCTAGGCTACCGAAAGTTAAACTTTCTGGTGTCAGGCGCGCATATTTACTCAGTAGTGATGAGTCTTTTTTTGTAGTGAATACAATTTTATCATTGCTTAACGCTAATCTAATACCATCTATGGCATCTGTTTTATATATATTAATTCCATCAAAGATATTTCCTCTACAGTCTAGTGTTTGATTCCATAACTGTTTCGTTATAAGTCCATCACCCGTTATTGATGTATTTGTTGTTCCAAGAGTATCAGTTCTGGTTATGCTTAATTCGCCATCTATTAAAGCATTGCGGCATATTAGCTTACCGTCCGCAGTAATAGTTGTATTAGTAGAAGTAAGGGTAAATCTATTGCCGGAAATATTTAAACCACCTTTGGCTGTAATGTTTATGGTATCTGCAATAGCTTCAATGGCAGATTTAAGCTCTCCACTCGCTGGGTCTTTTTTGATGTACAATTCTAAACTCGCTGATGTGGCATATTTTTTTAAACTATCCTTGGTTGCATATGTTGCTGACACATCAGCTCTAATGCTGTTGCTTTCGGCTGTTACTGCTTGCGTAATGGCATTATTCATAAAGGTTGTTTTGGTGTAGTTTTCAGACAAGTTGTCCTCTATATTCTGGCACCAATCTTGAGCGTCACTAGCTTTCGTATTAACTTCATCAATTGTGTCTGACAACTTTCCTTGTTCTGTATATAAACCGGATATTGACAGGCTGTTAGAATCGGCGGTCTGCTTGATTGTATTAACAGTATTTGTCAATGTTTCAACTGTACTGCCATCAGCCTTGGTGTTTAATGTTTCTGTCAATTTAGTTATTGTTGAACTGTTCCCATCAACCGCTTGCTTAACCTCGTTAAATGTCTTAGTATCAACCTTGCTACCCATGTCAGTTTCAAGAGTAGTTGTTCGCGTTTTAAGGCTTGATAATTCACTGTCTGTATCAGTTTTCCATGAACTGATTTCAACATCAAACTTCTTAATACCGGTAATCTCGCCATTGATGTTAATGATGTCCTGTAATGCCTTAGTAACATCGCTGTCCTTAATTAATACCCACTCATAGTTAGGTGCTTCTAATGTACCTGTATCAGCAAATCTGTATGAATATCCATCTGCACTTGAAGCCGGATTAACCACATAACAGATATCACCTATATGCTTCTTTCTCGTGGCATCGTCTGCCCAATTAACAGCCGGTTCATTATTAAGTGTAGGTATTTCTGTTTTAGTGAATGTCTCAATATTTCCGTCAATTTGACCTTGCAGCTCTTCTTGCACCTTGTCTAAATATTCTTTTGTTGGTACTTTTTCAGCTAATTTATCCAGAGACAAAGAACCTGTTCCTATGCGTTTTCCATTAATTGTGCCTACTGTAATATTATCAGCATTAAGGTTAGTAACTATTATCTTGCTTGCGTCAATAGTACCGGCTGTCAGCTTATTAGCGGACAGACTCTGTACCTTTTCGTTGGTTACTGCACCATCTTTAATGATAGAAGTTCCTACAACTTGAGCTGTTACGTTTGCGAAATCAATTTTAGCATAGGCTAAATCGGCTTTATCAACTGTCAAAGAGTTAGCCTTAAGGTTTGTAATCTCTGCATTAACAGCTTTAAGGTTTTCAATATTTGCATTAATAATGCCTGCATATGTTGCATCTAACTTATTTGTTTTAAGATTTTCAATGCTTGCGTTAGTTGCGTTAAGATTAGTTATTGTTGCATAAGTGATCTTGGCCGTATCTACATCTAACTTGTTAATCAATGCCTTATTAACAGTTATCAAGTCAGCATAGTACCGTTCCATTTGCTTGGTTACCGGTCCGAAAGCTACACTTGTATTCTCTGTATCAGATTGACCTATAGATGTAACTGTATCCATCAAACCGCCGTCACATTCGTGCGTAATCTGCATTATAGGCACTTTGTAATCAACGTCACCCTTGCTGACAGTTATAATATCGCCAACTTCTAATCTGTAATCGCCGACAAACTTAACTGTAAGCGGTCTGAATTGAAAGCCACCTATCTTTTTATAGACTTCATCAAGAATTGCTTGTGTCATAAACGGATTGGCAAAACTAAGCCCTGTTGCACCACTACCGCTAGTGATTGTGCTAGTTTCCTTATCGCCGGACTTTGTGTTATTACAAGTCAGTTTTTGTATGATGAAATCCTTAGATGTTGTAAATGCAACGCCCTGCTGATAATACTTATGTCCGTCAAGTACATAACCACTATCTTTATACCACCTTAATTCAAGGTTTCCGTCAGAATTAATTACCGCATTACAGCCTTGCAACATAGCCATATAACCGATAATTTCTCTGTAGGTATATCCTTGTGGCTTGTCACTGATAGTATGTGCTGTAACTATATTTGTTGCTAAAGATATACCTAACTTGCCGCATATCTCACCAAGAATAGCTTTGTCAGTGCTAGGGAATGCCATATCCGAGAAGTAAGGCATGTCAGCCTTATACATTCTGTCATATGCTTCGTAGCTTGTGTATTCTCCGTCACTTGTCTGCTTAGTAACTGTAAATATTCCCAACTGAATATACTTAATCTCTGTGTCAACCTTAACACCCTCAAATATGGCAATCTCCTTATTTTCAAGGCTTGTTGTTGGCATATAAATAGAAAAGGTAACACCGCTACTGCAAGTGTTACCTATCGTAATTTCATTATTGGGATTTATCATGTTTTGAAACTTGAAATTGTTAAGTGTATCGGTATGTTCTTCTCCATCAACAACATACTTAGAATAGTATCTTGCACTATTTCCCTTAACAATTTCCGTCATAGCTGTGTCTAATATCTTCATTCTACACCGCCTTTATTAATTAATTAATGGCTTATCATAAACTCGATTGAGTATAATTTAGCTGGTGTAATTTCTTCGCATTTATCGAATGCGTCCATAGGAAGCATTGTCATGTCAGGCACTTCAATCTCTTGCTCATTGATTTCCTGCAATTCTTCCTGTAACTTCTTTAAGTTCTCTGATGTAATCTGATACTGATTATCATTGACAACTGGATTGCCGCTGTCGTCCTTGTCTGCATACTTAATCTTAGTATCTTCTATGGTCTGTAGCGTTGCCTTATACAGTTCTTCCAATGCCTTAATATTGCACATAACAGCCATAGCAATTCTGCCTGTAGTCTTGTCGTGCGATATGTTACTTAAGCTCTGGAATCTGTCTATTAACTCACTTGTTTTTAGTTTCATGTGGAACTCTCCTTTATTTCTGGATTAAACTTAATTTTGCTCCGACTATAAGTCCGTCCTCATTCTTTGCCCTTGTAAGGTACGGATATGTCACATCTCCTGTGTATATTGTCATTTCCTTTTGTGTGCCACCTAAGAATAAGACTTGTGCCGTTGGGAATGGGTTATCTACGTCGCTTACTACATTATCAAGCAATAGTGCTTGCTCACCTGTTAATGGTGGCAATTGAAGCTCAATCTTGTCTTTGAGTGCTACAATAGTTCCTACCATCTCCCCATAATCGTTTCTTCCTGTATTCTTAGACCATATCTTATTCCTACTGTATGTGTAGCCGTTATATGCTACTGGGAATCTAACCCCCTCAATCACAACTGCGTCAATCAATCAAATCACCCCTTTCAAGGCATTAAAAAAGGAATGCACCATTTCTGATACATTCCTTAATATTTCTATTGCATTAATTCAATTAGTGTTATATAATATCTGTACTGCTTGTTTAAGCGGTATTGTAACTTTTGGCTGTCAGTTGTCGGGCTGACAGCCCCTTTTTATTTGTTAAATATTAAATGCCGGCTGTCCTGTCATAGCTGTATACTGATTGGCATATCTCTGTGTTGTTCTGAACACTTCCTGTCCGTCAATCTGTACAACAATGTTTCCGTTTTGCTGACCTATATTTGCATTAGCAAATACTTCTGACATGCCCTCAATAACAGCTTGCTTAATGCCATCTGTTATCTGTTCATTGTTTGCAACTGCTGTTTTGCCATTACTAAACTTGCCAACCATTTCATTATGATTAGCAAAAAAGAATCCATCTTCTGGGAATCCGCCCACTGCATATTTAGGTGCAATCTTTATCTTACCGAAATTAATTGCTCCACCTCTATTTATTTCACTTGGTGTCATTTTACTAGGGTCAATATCTGCATTGATATCAACATCAATCGAAAATGCTTCCCTTAAAGTTGCTTGAACTGAATCAGTAAAGCGCCATGCACTAGCGTTAAAGCCAGACATAATATTCTCTGCAAGAGATTCTCCTTCGTCATATCCGATATTGCCGGCGTTTATTTGCCCTACAATGTTGGAAAATGCACGTCTTGTTGCTTCTGGTATGTTCGCAATTCTATCATCAAACATTGTGTATAATTGATTACCGCCATTTATACCGGCTGACTGTGAAAGCGCCTTGACAGTTTCCTCTACTGATGTAAAAGTATTAGTTCCATCAAGTTTTGTCTTGTCAAATGCTTCTCTGTAGCTGTTAGAAAACGCATTTGCTCCGTCACTTGCTGCCATTGTCAATTCACTTATTGCAGCCTTTGAACTAACTACCATATCATGATAATGCTGTGTAGCAGATGTGGTGTATTCGTAAGTTGTATCGTTAAGCTCTTCATAGGCTGATATGCTTTCGTCTATTGTAGGACTTAACTGTGCAATGGTTTTATTGCAATCGTCAATTTCTTCTTTAAGTGAATTATAAGAACTTTGAACCTTTTTAATGTCGCTAACATTATGCGTTCCAAGTTCGTCATACATCTGATTAAGTACTTTGCTGTTTCCTGAACCAATTGTTGTAAGCACTTCATATAGCTGCGACATGTCAGACAGATCATTTGTCTGTCCGTAAAAATCATAAAATTCATCTACGCTACCTTTGTACAATTTGGTAATGTACTTCTCAAGCGTACTCTGTATCTTCTTATAATCTTTAGAGACCTGTTGGAATTGCTTATTAGCAATGTTTTTCTGATTGATAGTATCTACAAGTGTTTCGTTTGCCTTATCAATACTGCTTTTATCGTTTACATCAATATTGATTACAGTATCCTTAAGCCCGTCAATCTGCGATTTCAGCTTAGATACTCCTTCTTCTGCCCTTGTGCAATCCGCTGTAACTGTTGTTACATAACCTTTTTCGTCAATTCCAAGTACTTCCGTTTCGAACCATTTATGTAGCTTGCTATCGTTTCCTAAGTATTTTTTTATTCCCTTTGCAGCAAAAATTGTTGAAGCGATATAGATACTAGCAACAATGCCAACAGGAATCACTGTTGAAGCTGATAATGTGTCAAGTGCGTACATAGATTTGATTACTATTGTTTCCCATGCACTCTTTAATCCGCCTGTTGTTATAACTGTCTTAGCTGTATCTATAGTGATTTTCTTCGCAATTTGACCGCCGATAAATTTACCGATTCTTGTATAATTAAGAAGTGCAAAACCTGCTATTATAGCTGTTTCAAGCGGTGCTTTTTTGAAACTTTCCTTAATAACCTTTGCTATAGCTTCCCATATCTTAAATTTTAGCTTAAGCGCTTTAAATAAGATATCTACCCAATCAAGTCCTGCAAGAAAATCTCCAATATTTTCGCCTAATTTCTCCCAGTCAACCTTATCAATAATTTTTTCGATTGTATTAAAAACAGCCGTAACAAATTCATTAATATCTTGCCCTGCCTCAAACCAGTCTCCTAATTTTACGTCCATAGCAAACTTCTTAAGGGGTTTTGTGATTGGGTCAAGAATTTTCTCAATTCTATCAGCCCAAGCAACCGCTGAATTTTCCATATTGGCAAATGCTTTATTCCACGCCGCTTCATAATCAGCCGCCGCCTTAGTAATATCATCTGTCAAATCAATAGTGCTACCACCGCCACCGCTTGAGCCTTTGCTTGAGCTTGTATCGTCCTGTAATTTATTTATTTCATCAAATCCCATAAGGGATAATGTAGCTTTCTTTGCCGAATCAGCTACATCTTTGTAGCCATCTGAAATATCTTCTAAGCCGTCTGATGTGTCTTTATAGCCACTTTGTCCGAGGCTTTCAAAGTCAATCTTTACGCCCATTAAAGAAGCAAGGTTGACTAATAATCTTTTGATTGCAATAGTAACGCCGTTTACAACTGGCATAACCTTTGAAAGAATTGGGATAAATAGCTGTCCTGCTACCATTCCTACCTCTTTCATATTGTTACTGAACTGGCGTAACATATTACTTGGGGAGTTGATTGTCAAATTTGTTATCGTATAGGCTCTTTATCCTATACTTCTTATAGTTTCCTATAAGTTCAGAGTACATTATCACCCACATCATTATGTTTGGTTTGGTGGTAGCCACTTCCACCTCATACTGTCCTATATACAGTAGTGTCGGACACTCTTGGGAATATTATATTTATTCAATTCCTACTCGTTACGATACTCAATAGCCTGTTCGTAATCTATTGAGTTATCTCGGTATTAGCATAGTTGAAAACTTTAGCCTTTACCGATTTTGCCCGATTGTCATAAGATATTTCTATTCTTATGCAACACTTGGAAGATAAGCTATATCATTAACTTTCTTCCGTTTATTAGCTAAATCACCCCAAGATACTTTACTTTGGTCTAATATTGCTAACACTCTTAACTGCTGTTTTTCCATCTGTGTCATTTCTGATACAGACTTAGAAATGCCTAAGTTATAGGCATATGTCGCTAGTGTAGCATTAGTAATATCAATACCATATTTGTACAATGCCCTTGATTGCCCGATTAAGCCGCTTTGTAAGTTCTGTGCTACTGTTGAATAGTCCACATTGAAAAGTGAGCTTATATCGCCTGCGAGCATTGTCATTGACTTTGTTATCGCTGTGGTTGTTTCGCCCGTCTGTCCTAGTGAATTAGTTACAGAAGCTAATTGTGAAGCATGCTGTGTTATCTTTTGTATGTTAAGCCCTAAGTTCTTTGCTCCACTTTCTTCAAGTAAGCCACCTTGAACATTGACTTTTAAACCAGACAGCTTTCCGAGAGTATCATTTACTCTACTTTGGAAGCTCTCTGCATATGCTGTTGCGTTATCATATCCGTACTTTTCGTAATCTTTATCCCACTCCGAGCCAATCTTACCAAACGCAACCGCTTGATAGTTGAACGCTTCAATGTAATCTGTTGTTGATTTGATTGCTTCTATAAGTTTCTTACTGCCACGAATTACCATAAAATAAGTGGCATAAAACTTACCTATTGCACTTGCCAAGCTCCAACTGCTTTTACTTGCTGTCCTAGCACTTGTAGAAACGCCATACAGCGACTTTTGAAGCGAGTTTGAAGAAGTACCCACCTTGCTACCTTGACTGGCAAGATTAGCCAATGCGTTAGTCATTTGAATAACATTCTGGCTTACTGTTGGTGCTCTTGATAGCGTTGTCATTAAGCCATTTAAAGCATTGCCCAATTTTGGAATGTTTACAACGGCGTTTTCTATACTCTTACTGCCTAGCTTACCAAGTGACTTTGCAAATTCTGTGACCTGTGTTGCATTTTGCGGAATAGCTGATATGCTTGCAACTGCCTTTGTGACAGCTTGAAGTGATGTAGCTGTGTTAGTTAATGCAACCGAATCAACAGAACCTATCTTTGTAATATTCTTGGCGAGCCTTGTAAAATCTGCTGTTCCTGCGTTCATATTCTGCATAGCAGAGCCTAACTGACTAACACCATTTGCAAGACCGCTTAGTGATGAACCATTCACAGTTGCAAGTGATGTTGACAGCCTTGTAAGCTGATTTATCAGTTTATCAACAGAATTGATAGCTTTAGTGGCAGTACCGGTAATTTTGACTTCTAAACTGTCTAATTCCACGCTTTAACCCCCTTTTATAGGATTGTTGGCGGTAGTCCTCTCTTTTCAGTCTGTGCCGCCCATTTTTGCTCATTGAGTAACATCAGCTGTAACTCTTTGTCGTAGGTATCTTCTTTGCTTTCTTCTGTTTTTTCTGATAAAATAGCCTGTTTGGGATATTCAATGTGAGTATCTTTATTAAATGCTGCACCTATACCGCAAGAAATAGCTGGAATTGCGTAAACTAAAAACCAGTTATACATTTCTGCGTCTCGATTTTGTCTATCAAACTTTTTGCCTTTTGCGTATAGCAGTAATTTTGTAGGTGTCATTTTAAGAAAGTCTGAATAACTAACGCCTAGTGAACTGGCTAAAACAAAGTATTCTTCCCATATTATTTTGTGGAAGTCTGCTTTTTCTTGTGGTCCTGTGGAACTACTGCCGGCTTCTTCTGCTCCTGTGCCGCTTCTTCCACATTGTTCGCCATTTCCTCTAACATCGTTGTTATCCCCGACAGCTCGAAAAAACCATCATCTTCCATCGCTTTCTTGATTTCTTCAAACAATGTTCTATATCCGTAACTCTTATCTGTCTTTCTTTTCTCTGTAATATATGCCCTAGTGAGTTCCTTTGCTTCATTCATAGTTACTGGGTTATTATCAATACAGCCTGCATAAATGGCTAAAATGCAAATCTCTGGCACATCTGCTGTCATATTTGCCAAGCCGTCAAAAGAAGCCTGTGCAACACTTTTATCTGTCTGTGCAAGTAAGTAAGAACCGTTAACAACAGAAAACATTTTCTGTACTATCTCTTTGCACTCTGCTGCGCCAAAAGAGAACTCAACTTTGTATTCTTTTCCGTTTACATTAATATTCATCATAATTTTTACCCTTTCCCACCCTATCGTCCATATAGGGAAAGGTGCGGATTTTACACCGCACCTACCTTTTAAAATAATTATTCTGTTACATCATCAAGATATGATGTGTAGTCGGCTGTTTTGGCGTTTGTGCCACCAATCGACACAGCCTTTGATTTAGTCGATTGGCTTATCATTCCCCCGCCTTTGTTACTGTGAATGTGCCACCAGCAGCTTCGACAACTTGAAGCTTGTCTGTGCATTCTATAGGTGAAGTGTTAGGAACTGCTGTTACTGTCATTTCAAGTACCGAATCAGTACCAGAAACATCATTAGGTGTTGCTGTTACCTGTCCGACAAATGCGTACTTAGCAACCGCACCTAATCCGTCAGAGCCATATAACTGAATAATATCTAACTGCTTACCCTCTGCTTTGATTAAGTCCTGTAAATAAGCCTTTTCAAGATTTCCTGTGTAAGTCTTAGCGTCAGATGTTTTGATACCCATTAAGAATGTCTGTGAATCATCTTCAAATGTTGTACTTTCAACTGTGTTAGGTGCTGATACTGGTGCTGAAATTGACTTAGCCGCAACCATTAACTTATATGAGCCTGCAAAACCATCTTCGCTATGCTCCTTGTAGATAACTCTAGCTTTATAACTTGTACTTGCCATTGCCTTGTCTACCTCCTAAAAATTTGCAAAAAAATAAGAGCATTTCTGCTCTTTGTTACATTAATCTGTCATTTGCCGCTATCATTCTTCTGAATCTAGCAGTACTCTTATGTACTTTGTTATTGATTGAAAATTCCGGCATTGCGTTACCTTGAAATCTCATTGTCTTAAATGTATCTGTAATTATCGCCATAACCTTGCGACAGTCAGACTTACTTGTATTAGTGGTAACATCTACTTGAAATGTTGCTAACAATGCGTTAATTGCCTGTCCGTCAAGTGTTTGCCCTTGTTCAACTGCTGACAGTAAATGAATGTATACTGTCGGGAATACTGCTTGACCGCTGCTTTCCCCCTCATTTGTTATGACTATCTTTGGATATTTCTTTTTAAGCTGTGTTAGGGTTGTAGACTTGACAAGTGCTGTGACTGTATTCTCGAGGTCTATCGCCCAATCGTTTGCATTTGCCATTAACTAAACACCTCTCTCGCTATCTGCTTATACTGATTAATAATCTCCATTGTAGCGTTATACATAGGCATTGTAGCTTTAACGCCGTGTGTGTAGTGCCGTTGATTGTCATTATCTAAGTAGTACCAGCCATCTTCAAATGCGTGTATCTGCCCCGGATATGTTCCTACACCCAAGCCGAAATCATTAGCCTTTGGGTTCTCGTTGCCGCTGTTGTGATAAATACCAGCACCAAATTCAATCGCTAATAGCGTGTAAAATGGCTCTCTATCTTCTACTTCAACAGTTTTACCGGTAGCAATCAGAATAGCTTGGTAGCCATCTTGAATAGGCTTTCTGTCAACCCTCAATGTTACTGTCCTACCTAATGGACTTTCATTAACACTCATAATTGCTGCTTTGTCGCCTAATTCTGCTAGTCGTTCAACAAGTAATTCACATTTATACTGTAAACTCTGCTTGTACTGTTGTAGCTGTCTGATAGCTTCATTTACAGACTTTTCAGACAAGGATATATTAATTGTATGTCTTGCCATAAACATGCTCCTTAACCGCTTGCGAAATAGCTTGTCTTATGCTTTCATTTATTGGCTCTTGCGTAGATGGAACTGTTTTTCCTTTAAAGATAGAGCCAACTAGCTGTTCATTGTCTGTTTGTATAAATAAAGAACCATTTTCAGGAAAGCCGCCTGTCTGATATTTCGTATTTACCACCTACTTTATAATTGCTTTAAGCATATACTTAACTGAATACAATGCTGGCTTAATGCCTACAATTGTGAAATCCGCTGATGTTTCATCAACAAGTCCGTCAGATGTGTATGTAGGCTTGCTATTAAGCCAGATAAGGTCGCCTTTTTGAATAGGTAACATATTCCTATCTGTCAGCAAAATAGCGTCAAAATCAGCTGTGTCAAAGCCGTATTCTTTGCTTTGTGCTTCTCCACCGCTGAATGATATGTTTGCTTTAAAATCCACTGGCTCTGAAAAACCTGTTTTTTCTTCAAGGACTTTAGGTATCTTATTCCCCTCATCATCAAGATAAGGAATGAAGTTGCCTTCTGTGTCGGTATATCCCTCATAAAGGATATTGCCGTCATCATCTCTTTCATAAATAGTTACCGTCTGTCCTTGAAGTGAATACTTCATAGCTTGCTTATTGATGTCAAGCATTGTTCTTTACCTGCTTATAAATCTGATTAACACCTGTGCTTGATAGTCCGGACACAATTCCTACTGCGATTGCATTAAGAATATCATTTGCCGGAAAGTCAGGTATTACATACATACCTATAATACCTAAGATACCGCCTGCAACGCCTACGATTATAGGAATGTAATTATCCTTAATGTGTGGGATTGCTTTAGCTCCTAAGCCTATCAGATATGTAATTACAACGATTGCTACAACTGTTGTTACCGATGTTATATCCATTCTGCTATACCTCCTTATCTTCATTAAGTCGTGCTTCCAATCTGTCTATTCGGTGGTGTGCCGACTTTACACTTTCCTCAACCTTAATAATCCTGTTATCGTGAGAATTAAGTTCTTTTCTCATTTCTATAACTTCATTTTTTATCTCTGTTGTGTTGCCTGATATTGTGTCAAGTTTCATATTTATGCGTGTATTTTCCTTTACACGCTCTGTAAGTTCTGCATTGTCAGACTTTTTGTTGTTCTTAAGATTAAATCCCAACGTAAACAGTCCGAAAAAGACGGAAAAAGCAACTGAAATAATGCTTATAATTACTGCTATTGGCATTGATATACCGCCTTTCATAATTAATAATGGCACACCGCCCACCACCCTTAATGTGTGCCGCCTGCTACCGTATTGGTAACGCACAATCTTCTATAAAACCTTAGCAAAAGGAAATACCCCAACAAATAAGCTGTCTCTATCTCTCCAAGTTCTGTTGACACCATTCTCATTGTAGCTTGCCATGAATGCTTCACCTGCTTGTGAATGGTCGTAGACAGCCAGATTAACGATAACACTCTCAAACTTCTTTAAGTCCTCGGTTATCAATTCGTCTGTGTAGCTGTCAGGGTAATTTCTTCTTGCTTTTACATCTTCTGTAGCTTGTTTAATAAGCTGTTCGATTATCGGATCATCTTCTTTGTTATCGAACACTACCACATCAGATGTCGTATCATCATCATTTGTGACTGTATCAATATGAAATTGTTTAAGTCTGATTTTAACTTGCTCTAATGTAGTGTATTCCATAATTTAGCTCCTATAATCCTAATTTCTCAATTAACAGTTCTTTAAGTTCTGCTCCTGTAAGCTCCATTGCGTTTTCAATACCTTGTTCTAAGGCAAGTGTCTGCAAGTCCGCTGTTGGCATACGCTTAATAGCTGTCTTTGTGTAATCGCTTGTAGGTTGAACAGGGAATTTGTCCTGCTCTTCCTCATACTTAAGCTCATCTCCATAAACAGCTTCCTGTCTTACATTATCTGCTGTTACTTCTTCGCTCTGCTTTGCGGCGTTGATTTTATGTCGTCTTAATAACATATAAACACCTCTTACTTTCTGAACTTAGCAAGAACAACCTTTGAATCATTGCTTAAGACTGCTGTATAGTGTTCATCACCAGAGATAACAGTTGTCTTTGCAAGAATATCTCTGTCTGATTCAATCTCAACGCTTCTCTTCATATAGATTGTAAGTGCATTTTCTTCCTCTGATGTGCCATCTGCACCTGCGTCCTCGTTAGGGTCTTCTGCTGACACGATAACAATAGGGCAAGCGTAGAACTCTGTTGTAACAGCCTTTAACTTGCTACCTACCTTAATTTCTTTGCCCTTTGGCTTAAGCGTATGTGCAAGTGCTGTGTCAAGGTGAACATTCGTTGCATCCTTACTTGTTGTATCGGCTACAACATCGATTGTTCCTGTTGAATCATCAAGCTCATACTTAACCAGCTTAACTTTCTTAGACTTAACAACCTGCGCTCCTGCAATAGAACCGATAGTTCCATTCATAATTACATTAAGTGGGTACTTGTCATTGCTCTTGAAATCATCGTCATTAAGTAATGTTGCTTCCTGTGCTGGGTTAATGAATAATATCTTTGTAAGTGATGAATCAGATTCATCATCAAATTTGCTATTAGCCGCTACAACTGCTGAATAGCTGATAGGTGCTGCTGTTCCATCGTAATCAATAGGTGCTGTGCAAAGTGCGTCATAGCTGTCATTATCAACTTTTGCAGCGATTGACATAGCAATCTGATTGATAGCTGTACCAAGTGGGTCGCCATAACCAGATAATACTGATTCATCTGTAAGCTCTACAGCCTTACCTGCTTTCTTAACCTTTGCTTCTGTTGTAGATGTTGTAAGTACTGTTGTACCCATAGCAACACCTTCTGCTACATCTTCTGCGTCACCAATATCATTGACATTCACATAGGTTCGCTAATTCCTATGCCGTTCTCTAACGAACTGCTATACATTACTGCATAGATTAGACTATATCTTCAACTTTTGGTAATAAAAAAAGATGTGCTTTTGCACATCTTAAAGTTGCTCTCCATTTCCACACGCTTGTGTGTACTCCCTTTCGGGATAGTCGTTGAACCTTACATATTTAACAAGAAATTATCTAACTGCCTTTTAGCTTTATCGTTCCTTATCCACCAATAAGGAATTCTTAATAATGGAATGTTATGTTCTCTGCAATATTCATTTTTTATTTCATCGTGCTTCTTGGTCATTTCGTAGCTAAATATTGACCTGCTAGAAAAATGCTGAATACCGTCAAATTCCACAAGCCTAATTTCTCCATTTTGAAAAACAGCGAAATCAAACGGTAGTGGTAATGTATCTTTGCAATCAATAAATTTATATTGTTGAGAATACTTTAATCCATTTTCTTTTAGATATTCGCTAATGAACAACTCTCCTTTAGAAATCATACATTTAGGACACCTTTCTTCTCTTAAAAGGTCTTTAGGAATCACTTCCCATTCATATCCGCATATATGTTTTACTTTTATAGGTGTCCTGTTATTGACATATTCTCCCATAATTGTATACTTCCCTAACACTTCCAATGTGTTGCCATATATATCGTTTATTTCTTTTTAAATTGTTCATCAGTTTTTCTTTTCATTTTCGTTCCTCCGTATTTGCATTATATCATATATTGCACAACATATCAATACTTTGGAACTATATGTTAAATATGTCTTGGTTGCTGATTGTCCTAAAGTTGTGACATTTCTTTAGGAGTTTCCAGCAGTTAAAAGAGTTTTCGATAACTGTTACCAGTTAAAGGCGCATATATGTTTACGCATACTTTGGCACAACGATTGTGCTTCCTGGTCTGCCTACAAGTGTTGTATCAACTCTTGCGATAGGTGAGAACTTAATCTTCTTTGGTAACTTAGCTGATACCATATCAGCCATTACTTGTGGGTCTACTAAATTTTCTAACTTAGTCTGTGGCATAGTTTATTTACCTCCGTTTTCTACTCTGTGAACTTCTTATAAAGTTCTGGATTCTTATTTTTGAACTCCACTCTTTCGTGGTAATTCATCTTGTTGAACTGTTCCTGTGTTATCGTGCTTTCTTCTCCACCGCCTGCATTAATAGCCGGTCTTGACTTAAGCCACTCTGCCTTAGCTTCTTTAACCTGTCTTTGCACTTCATTAGCAATTACAGTTGCTATAAGGCTATGGTCTGCATCTGTAACCGCCTCAATCAAAGAATCAATATCCTTTCCATCACCTATAACTTTCTGATAAGCATTGACAGCTTTCATATGATTAAGTTCTTTGCTCATGTTCTCGAACTTTTCAGCCTGCAACTTTTCAGCTTCCGCTTTTGCTTCCGCTTCCTGTTCTTCTGCTGTCTGCTTCGAGCGAAGTTCTTTCTTGTACTTAGCTGCTTCTGAACTGGCTTTATCAGAAGCATTCTTATACTTCTCTTTTTCAGCTCTTTCACTAGCAAGCTGTGCCATAAGTTCTTCTACGCTAGGTGTCTGCTCTTCGTTCTGTTGTTCATTATTAGTTGTTGGTTCTGTTGTTGTGTTAGTTACATCTGCCATAATTTCTTTACCTCTGCTTTCTGCGTTTTTGTTGTTCTCTCAACTCTTGCGATATTTGTATTGCCCTTTCTCTAGGGCATATAAAAAGCCACAGGGCATTTCTACCTTGTGGCTCAATATCAATTTATTTATCTGTTCTGCTCTTATCTATAACTGGACTATTTTCTGTCTGGTCTGATAAGTCTTGCATTGTGCGGTCTTTATTAGGCGATTGTTCACCATCTCCGCCCTCTGCTTGGTTCTGTGTATCTTTGTTAATTATGCTGTCTTGATATGCCTTAACCATTTCTCCGCTTCTCGCTACAACATCGTTAGGGTCATCAAAGAATGGAATTGCATCAACTGTATCTTTAAGGCTAAATCCATGGCTTATCAATGTTGCCATAGCATTAACCTTGGTTGACATTTCATAAGTTTTTTGTCGCTTAATGTTAGGCTTTACATCTCTTGCCCTTAATTTAAGTAATGGGTTACTGCTGCCAACATTGTTTGACAGCTTGATGGCTGCAAGAACAACTTTTATCTCTTCCATTTTGCAGCCATCTGTAATTAATTGCTGTTTTGCCGCTGCTGTTTCAGCCTGTGACCAGCCTGTTGCATCTGACATTGCAACTCCTGTACTGCCACCGCTATTATCATTTCGTTGTGGCACATTACATTTCTGCAAGATTATCTGTCGCCTTGATTGGATATTATTAAGCATACCTGTGTAATCATAATTAATTGCAAGTGGCTCAACTATTGGAGTTTTGCCATCTGCTGATGTGTAGGTCTGCATCCATTCTCCAGATTTTGGCTTTCTTACTTTTTCAGTAATGCGTTGTGTTCCATCTTTATCAACTGTTGTTTCCTGTTCAACCGGGAAATCAACATCATTTGTGTGCCATACCGCCTGCGTATTCTGTTCAACATCATTTGTAAAATCTGAAATGAGTAGGTTTAAGTTATCCATTTCAGATATTTGCCGTTCAAAACAGCCCATTCTATCAAATGACCTTGTGTATTCAATGATAGGAATTTTATGCAGTGGATTTTCTTCTCCGCTTCTCTCTAAAAATCCCCATTTTGTTTTTCCTTTTTCTGGTCCGTTAGTGATTTTTATTCCGTCGGTAATTTCATAGCGAATATCTTTTGTAAAACAGGTGTAATATCTTGTACCGCTATGTTTGTCTTTAATATAAGTGCCTGCAAGAATAACCCTCTTGTCACTATAAGCTGTTGACCTTATGACAAATGTTGTTCTTGGGTCTAATACATCATATGTGAAATAGCTTTCCCTATCCTCATATTCTGTATTCACATCAATAAGGACATATCCAACACCGCCGATTTCAACATATCTTGCAAGTTCCTGTTGCTTCTGTCTTGCGTTCTGCGATTCGTAGCAACTGTTTAATTCCGCTATAGCTTCTGTGAGGTTAGAATCCTCATTGTCGCCGTTTTGAACTAGCGTTATAGGATTTCCCCACTTAAATCCTAAATTAAACTCTGTGACCTCGTTAGCCACATTATCACAGCATTCACAATCAATGTCTGGTCTGTAAGTCTTTGGGTTCTTCCTAACTATTGGCTGTATTCCTGCGTCATAATCAAGAAGAAACTGTATTCTGTTGGAATTAATATCATGTTCCAAAATTGCTTCACGCAAAATCGGTATTATATTGTCAGGTGTTATTTCTTTTGCACCTGTATAAATAGCAATTCTTCCTGTCTGCATTATCTACACCTCTAATAAAATGTCATGCCGCTTGAACTTCTGCTTTGTGGTATTTCCTTAATCTGAAAATTATCATCATCGTTAGGCACATACCATATCCATTTGTGGCAATGCTTGCACGCTAATTTATGTGTTCTTGTGTCTTTGCTGTCTGCCTTAGTCAAAAACTTATGGCAGTTCGGACACATAATTGATTTATCTTTATTCATATTTCTACCTCGTTGCATAACAAAAACACCGCTACAATTAAGTAACGGTGCCTCCGATAAGGATGTGTTTATGAAGAAACATCTTTGTGACTTCTTACAGATATACTATACCACACCGGCAATGTGACATTCTATGACATCTTTTACAGATATTCACTCCCATATTTATCTTCAAAGGCTTGTAGTGCTTTAGCGTGTATTCTGTGTGCTTGTCTCCAGCACCAGCCTGTTTCATTTGCAATTTTTTCAAATGTAAACTTTCTGACATATCTTAGAAACAATACTGTATAATAATCTTCATTGTTTATCTGCTCTATCTGCTCTATTATTTTGTTCTTTACATCAATGTATTTATCTATAAGTTTGTCAAGGCTTTCTTCCATTTGTTCAAGTCTGACATATTCGCAGCCTGTTTTGTCTGGATCTGATGATGACATAACTCTTTCTTCATTAACAACCGCTGAAATGCTGTATGATAATTCTTTATACTGTGTTATTTCTATCAATTTATTATCAATTATCTTGTTGTAATAACTTATCTGATTCAGATAATCCTTAGTTGTCATATAAACCCTCCTCTTATATCGGACTTGACATAATTACTGTTTGTGTTGCTTTTTTATCTATTACCATTGCAAGCTGTGTTATAGAATCGCTTGCATCATCGTGTGGGTTTTTGCCCTCTGATGTATACATTGTAAATTCATCCATAGCATCTTGATACATTTGTGTTCTTATGTAAGTTGGTCTATCATCTATCGCAAGATATTGTCTACTAATGAGGAAAATGAATATCTCTTTTACTCTGTCAGAATAGCCTTTAATTTTTTCCTCTTTAGGTAGTTTTGTATTTGCGTAATATGGAATAATTCTACAGAAATATACATTTTGTTTTTTCATTTCAGTTTTAATGCTATCTGTCATCAGCTTTCCACCGGCGTTCTGCTCAATGTGTAATTCTGTAATATAATGCTTCTTGATAGCTGCTACAATTAAAGGAACTGTAACTGCCTGTGTACCTTTCTTGTATACCCAGTCAATGATGTATCTTTGCTTTCCGCCAAAATCCGCACATATTGGCATTGATAAGTTATCAGCTCCACCAAACGCCGGGTCGCATAATGCAATTACTTTCCGTTCTTTGTTTTCTAATTCATCATCAAAATCTCCGTTAAAGAATCTTAATTCATTATCTGGAAACAACAATCCCTCACGAACATAAGGTTTTTGCATAAACTTAGCCATCCATTCAGCCTTGTCAAGTTTTTCTCTCATATCCCTGTAATATGCTGTTGAAAAGCCGTTTATTTCATAATCAAAGTTACTTTCATCGTTTTCATCAAGTGCTGGTATTCTTCTAAATCTGTATTGAGAGTCATTTTCATATTGCTTTCTCATTCGTTCCAATGGATCAAGGACATTCCATAATGTACCAACCATAAGTTCTCTTGCACCATCGTTTTTTCGGTCAACCATCTTGTTTAGATATTCTTGATAAGTATTTTCCATTCGCATAGGCGACAATGAATGCTCTCTATCTCTTACCAAGTCATCTACATACAAATATCCATCTTTTGACACATCAACTGCACCAGTCCAAGTTCCATCAATACCACGGCAAGTAACTGTCGCAAATCTGTCTGGATTTCCAAGGGTTATTGTAAATTCATCAGCACTTTTATCTGTTACAAGTGGTTTATTTGCGTATTCTGGATTCCAAAAATAAAATAATTCAGAAAATGTATATTCTTCCGTAGTAAATAAGTTCATAAGTTCTTTATAAAAGCCTTTTGCAAGTATTCCAGAGTGACCGCCCATAGCTGAATGGCTGTTAGGTCTGCGTAACGACACCCACGCAAGGAAAAATATACATATAGTGGATTTTCCAACTCTTGACGGCATTGATAATCCATAAAATTTAATTATTCTGTTTTCAAGGTCTTGCAAATCATTGACAACTATTTTAAGGGTGTGTCGTCTTGGAAAATAAAACCTTTTGCTATAATGTCTTTTCCGCTCCATATAAAACATAAAGCTCTCAAAATCATAATAGCTTTCAGTTTTAAGAGTTTCATACCATTTATCAATTAAAGGATATGCTTCATCGTTGTCTTGAGCATATTTTTCTAAATCCCATATTCCAACGCCGCTATGCTCCACGCAAAACCGCTCTATAATCTCTTTGCAGCGTTTTGTTAGTTGCAATCCATACTGAATATCTTTTTCGGTCTTAATTGCCACTTCCGACGCTTCTATATATGCGTCCATGACGCTTTCATCTACTCCGTTCTTCTCTATGTAATTTTCATATCCATTGATTGTAGAAATAAGGCTTTGACTAGCCATAAGAAAAGCACCTCCACTTTTCAGCAAAGGTGCTTATAGACCTCTGCCTATAATTTTTCTAGGGTAGCGACTAACTCTATTTGTTAGCCGGTAATCAAGTAATTATAAATAGCTTTCTATACTACAGCTACAAGACTTTAATTCAAGAGAAGAACTTGTAATTTTCCCTGATGCTCCCTCGGCATATTTATCATAATTATTTATTATATCTTCTGCAAAAATCGTGTGCATTTTAACGCCGTATCTTTCTGCTGTTTTTCTTTCGATATAGCAGCCGTTCCAATCATAGCTTTCACATATTCCAATAAACACATCAGCCTGTGCCAGCTTCTTAAGGCTCTCGCCTAAATACCATACAGCTTCTTTGCTGTCTTTAGGCGGATTATCCTCAATGTAGCTGTCGATAAGCTCTAACTCTTCGCCCTCGTATATTTCAGCAATCTTTTTCATCTTCTGAATACTTGCTTTAATTTCTTCCTCTGTTCTGCTTTTCATCGGCACGCTTACAAATAATTTTTTCATAATAATTCCTTTCTGCTGATAATCAGCAATTTAATTCCACTGCCATTCCATTTCCTCTTCGCTAAGATATTTATGTCTTACTCTATACCTGTCAATATCTTCTTCCGCAAATGTAATTATACTGTTTGCAAGTCTTACATAAACTTCGTATTCGTATTTTCCGTCTGATTTTTCCCATGTTTTACAGATAACTCCTATGTCCGACTTGTTTACAACTACAATATCTCCAAAAAGAAATCTAGGTTTATTCATCTTTGCTGTCCTCCACAATCCCATCAATTATTGCTCTTTCGACATTTTTTCTAAGCCATTCCGTAATTGAATCATCTTTGCTTATACATGGTGTCTTTGTTGAATAGCCACCAGATATGCCACCGCAAAGCATTGTGTTCTGATATTCCATAATCTCGCTACTTCTCCTCACTATTCGCTAATGACTTTGTTTCCTCTAGGATTTTCATTGCTAACGCTCTTGAAAATTCATAATTATTTTTCGGGTATCTGCCTAGAATTGATTTTGCATACTCATTGACTGCATCGACTGAAATATCAATGCCAATAGTCATATCATGAAATTCGGATGTTTCTATAGGCTCGCCATTTCTACCGCCTATTTCGTGTGATTGCGCTTCTCTAAGTGCTTCACGTTCTATTGATTTAATTACTTCTGCCATGCTCATTTCTCAAATGCTCTCCCTAAATCCTTGCAACTATGCGTTCTTTTGCAAAATCTTTTTTAGCTTCATCGTAGATAACCGAACTATTTTTATCAGTTTTCAATCTATCAAATTCGCAAGTAACATTTATACCATCTTTGTTACTGCATTCTGCATGATAATCAATGACACATACTTTCTTCTGCCATTTTCCATTGGCATAAATCTTTGTGTAACCGCCAGCTCTTGTTTTAATGATTATTTTACTTCTTGATTTCTTCATTGCTCATAAACCTCTCAAAATCTTCCATGCATTTATAGCACAAGTCGTATGTGGTATTAAAAATGCCGTTCTTTGTAACCGAATTTCCACACAGTATTCCTTTTTTAATTTCTGCACAGCACCTATCGCAAGTGCACCATTCTTTTTGATGTTTCATTTTTCTACCGCCTTAATATCCGCCATACTTGTTTTGAGTTACTGCCATCCATCCTGCACCATTTTCGGTTTATATTCATGCTCTGTATATCCTTCTCCGTTGCAAAGGTCACATTCTATGCTATTATATTCATATCTATCACTGCATTCCCAATATTCAGCCACATTTTTTCTTATGGTAATTTTTCCAGAGCCGCCACACTTGGGGCATCTGTATTTCCTATTCCCTTGCACTTTCTTCAAGACATCTTTCAATGTCGTACTTTCTCCGTAATCTGCGATTAGGTTTTTTATATCATTTATCTTCATATTCTTTCACCAACTTTCTACCGCAGATAGGGCAATAAGCTATTTTCATTACCATTTCAACATTCATATCTTTACTGCTACACACCGCAAAAGGCGGACATTTATTCAATTCGCATGTAATTACAGGTTGATTTGACAACTTATCAATCTTAAATTTGCCATAATGTGTTACGACAGGAAATTTTTCCTCGCAAAACTTACACATATCACTTCTTCCCCCATAAATTATCTGGTAACTCTTCGCCGCCATAAATCTTGTTAGCGTATTTCTTAAATGTCGGTACGCTGCAACCTGCTACTTTTGCCGCTTTTACCTGTGAAGCCTGCCCTGATATGTATAGGTTTATTGCTTCATAGAACTTCTCTTTGTTTAGTGGGTGTACACCCATAGCCATAATAATCACTCCTTTACATCTCTATAAATCTATTTGCCAGCTTGCCAAGATATTCAGCATTGGCAAAATGTGTTATTGAGTAGTTAGTGCTTTCTCTATGTTCTCTGATGAAATGGTCGTTAATCATTCTCTGTAAAACTGTAATGCCCTTATCGTCTGTTTCGTATATATCATCAGAATTGAAATGTCCGTGTTCTGTATCTGTGATAGTCGATAGGACTGAACATACATTCTTTAATGTCTTATCTGTAAGTATTGGGTGTACTTTGTGGAAATAGATTTCATATAACTGCATATACATCTTAAATCCATCCTTAACGCAATCACATATAGCTGAATTATCTATATCGTCGTCACAGATGTTATTGAACCTATCAACCATATCTTTTTCTTTAAGCAACATTTCATCTCTTGTGACAGCTCTTGCCGTCGGTTTCTCTGAAAACGATGTATGTACCTCTCCATCAATGTTAATTGATGTATAGTCCTTATCTATATTGTCATTTATATTATCTTTTATATTTATATTATTTTTATTAGTTACAACTTTTTGAACACCCTCGTTCAAATTTTTTGAACGGCTTTTTAAATTTTTTGAATGGGTATTCAATTTTTTTAAACTCCGTTCAAGTTTTTCTTTTTCTTTTCGGTCTTGTTTTTTGCTTTTATTTCTTTTAATTCTTCATCATTAAGTTTAATTGCACTATAATTACAAAATTTTACTCCATTAATAAGTTTCTCTGTCTTTTTGATAAAGCCATCATCTGCCAGCTTATTAAGAAGATTAAATGCTGTTGTTTTTGAGCAATTAAGCCATTCTGCAACATAATTTAAGCTTCCTTTAAATTTGCTTTCACCATCTTGCGAAAAGCCATATACCAAAGCATAAGCAATTAGTTCGTTTCCTGTAAGCCCTAATTCCTTTACCATAAACCCTTGAATTGCTATGTAGTTGTCATTTTTAATGTCTGCCATATTGAATACCTCCGCTTGATATTATTTATGTATGCCTATGATACATACTCCGCTTAATTGATAAAAGCAACAAACAGGCACAGCGGAAGTGCTCTTCGCTTCGTCAAGCTAGTTTGTTGTAATCGGATAGACAGGACTCGAACCTGTGACTACTTGAATAAATCAAGCGTTACTCCCAACTGAACTACTATCCGAAATACCACCTGTAACGGCTATCAAGAAACAAGAACAGAAACAATAAAATATTAGGGGTATTTTAGTAAGGAGTGCTTCTTGATAAGTTGGTTTTCACATGACTGTGTATATACACGCCAAGCCCTCTCAAGCGGTCTTGCACCGCTTTTAACTGAACAAAATCCAAAGAGGTACATGAAAGGAGGACTACCTTAAAATGCAAAACATGGTAGTCTACGATAAAAGTAAGACAAACTACCTCAGTGGGATTCGAACCCACGCTAACGGAATCAAAGTCCGGTGCCTTACCGCTTGGCTATGAGGCATTGATATGGCTATTCTCGGTATATATTCGCCACAAACCGCAGTGTACTATCCTTTGTAGCTATTATACTTTCATTGACCGACACGGCTATTCTGACAATTCTATGTATTTGTCAATGTACCACTTGGCTTTTTTAATATCCTCTAAGCCATTCTTTCTACCACTTCGGTAGTTATACTTAAAGGCATTGAGCAGACAGAATGTTTTAACAGCTTCAACACTGAATATCTCAAGCATAACATCTATGCACTCATATTTACCGGTTGCATAATGGCTAGGATGATTAACATTGTCATTTACCGGTTTTTCATTAACACTAGGCGCAAAATCAAAATCTTTGAGCGGAGCAAAGTTATCTTTCTTGCCGCCGCGATTAATACAACTCTTACACGGTTCTGCACTGAATAATGCAAATTGGTTTATGCAATCAACGCAATATCCACTAATTTGAATGTTATTCATTAAACATCACCTGCCTGTCTATGATTAGCTCTGTAAGTATCAAATCCCTCTGGATATCTTGCTTTCAGCTTATCAATGTTAATCTGCATGATTTCATCAAGGCTGAACTCAAAAGAATCGCACATCAAAGCTAAGTACCAACATACGTCACTGATTTCACGCTTTAAATGTTCGGCATCTAACCGCTTTTCATGGAAAACCCATTTCTTAAGCATGTCGTTAAGCTCTCCAACCTCGCCAGATAAACCTAATGCAGCATTAAGAACACCACCTAATTCAATCTCTGACGTATCTCCACAATGATTGCCAAGCTTTAAATCGTTAATCTTGTTCAGAAGCCTATCTGTAGACTTTTTATCGTTAGTACGCATAGCCAAAGTCTGATACTCTGCTCCCTGCATTTCTAACTCCTAACTCTTTTTTATTTTTTAAAATTTTTTGGAATTTACTCGGCTGAATTAGCCGTTTTGATGTGTGTATTCATTGAATATCTTGTGAATAATTAAGATGTATCTATTATACACCTATTTATCAGATTTGTACAGTAGATTTATTAATTATATTATATGGGTTATTATCAAAGCTATATATTAATAAATATAATGGTTATTGTATATAGTTTAATAAATTATTATTGGTTGGTTATGTATATATAAATATATATAATAGGCCTTTTTATTTTTGAGGATATTTGAGTGACTTAGTTGGTAATAGAACATATGTTCGATAACCCCCACGCCCTACGTTTGTACATCTTGCACAATGAAATCAGCCAGAGCGGAGCCATTGCACAATAAATAATTATCACGCAATCGCTGTCAACCCGCTTGTTTACTGGCTTTGCTGTGCTTTTATCGTTCAAATGTTCTGTTTTATCACTTCGCTAAAGTCTAATTTAGCGAAATGCTGTTATCGTGAGCCAAACGGCTAGAAACCGCTTGTTTACTGGCTTTGTGGGATTTCTTGTACATCTTGCACAATGATTTCTTGTTGTGCAATTTGACGAACATTAGAGCCTTGAGCATTTCCAGATGGTCCGAGCTGCGGAAGGTCTGCGGCTGTTTTAATGACCTTTGCGGTGCTTTCTCTGCTGACACCGGGAAGATTCCACGCATAATGTCTGTTAAGTATTGCAAGGATGCCGACAGGGTTTTTATTGCCGGTTGCGAGCTTATTTGATAGACTTTCTTCGCGGAAAATACGCAGTTTTTGCACGATATCGAAGCCTTTTGTACTTAGTTTTCTCTCATCTGCTCCCCAGTCCATTAATGTATCGTAATTAATACCTGTTAATAAACTATATCCCATTATGCTACACTCTTTATCATATACAGAACATAAATAATAATATATATATAATATATACTCTAATTTATCTAAATCATACATATAAAAATTACTATCCATAATACAATTAGTATTATTTTTATTAATATTCTTATTTAACTGACCTTTGCTGC